CCAGTTGGCAAAGGCACCCTTCAAGTAGGCGGGCACCTTGCCCGGCCTGGTGTCCATCACATGGCCAACCTCAACACCCCATCGGGTAGCCCAGTAACCATTCCGGCCTGTCGCCTCTGCCAGCTTCCCAAGCTTGTGAGTGTGGCCCATGACAACGGACTTACCGAGCTTGTTTGCTGCTCCCAGCGAGGTTTTGCCGGCGACCTCGGAGAGGGTTATTCCAAGGTGGCCGTGAGTCGCTGTCCAGTCGGGAGCGAAATCGTAAAAGTCGGGGGCAAGGGTGATTCCGAAAGAATCAAAGTCCAGTAGGGACGCGACTTCAAAAGCTTTCGACTCCGCCAGAGCGGGCGCATACTTCGAAAGGTAAAGACGAGGACGCGAATCATGGTTCCCCTCAATGAATATAATGGGTCCGTCGTAGCCGACCCTCATGTCTGCTAGAACTCGCTTGCCGATCTCGGAGTCGGCGAACACGCTTCCCTGAAATTCTGCTGCCGTCGCCTTGCTCCATTGGCTTGGCTGGGGGTAGTCCATGAAATCCCCGATGATGACAACCTCTGTCGGCTGCCATTCGGCCATGAAACGGTTGAGCGCTCGAACCTGCAATGAGTTGTGATACGGGACCTGTGCGTCTGGGAAGAAGAGAATTTTTCTCAATCTACCTCCACTGTAAACACTAGGGAGCAACCCTCAATCTTCCCTCGAACTACCTCTTGAGTCGGCCAGTCGATCGTTATGAGAGCGTGAGCCTCCCCGTCGCCATCCCTTTTAATAGTCACATCTCCATACCTAAACCCACCCTCGGTTCCATAGAGGGCCAACTGTGCGCCGGAAAGGGTTAGATCGAAGTCGATCCCCTTCACACTGGCAGAGATAAGCATCACTTACCACCCTCTCGAATATCCAGCACGGGCCAAACCATGATTATCTGCCCATTGGGAAGACGAATATCGGCATCCCCGTCAGGGGTCAACTCAAGGAGAGTCCCGCTTATCTCAATCAGCTTTGGCTCTACGGCCAAAGTGACAGTGCATTCCCTGCCCTCGAATGCCTTCATCTCATCGAAAGTCACTTGCTACCCTTGGGAATCCGGGGCGAAACATGCCCAATGTGAACATAGATTTCGTGGGACTCGGGAAATTCTGGATCCTTATGCACCTTGAGGCGGCCACCTGTCAGGTAAACCCCAGGCCCATAATCATCAAGGGACTCAATCATGCCGCGAACAAACTTTTCGAACTCTTCCCATGTGGGGGGAGTGCCATTGGGTGCCCAAATCCAATTATTCAGGTAGTACAGAGTTACAATGGTCTTGGGGTCTGCCTCCCATTCAATGACCTTCTCGAAGTCGGCCCCACCCTCATCATGCATTGCGGTTGCGCTCAATGCGTTCAATCTCCCTTTGAATGTACCAAATAGCCTTTTTCAGGTCTTGAACAGCGTTCCCCTTGAGGAACGCCCGCCATATGTACTTGATGGCGTTACCCAGACAGAACCCCATGTGCTCGGTGATTTGGATGCATTCAATTCCGCTGGGATGGCTTGTGTAGTGTGGGGGATGCTCGACGGCATCCCCCCTAATGACCTCAGTCATCTTCCCCGATCAGCATCTCTGCCGCCCGAAAGCCTTCATACCAGCCCTGCTCAAATGCTTCACGCTTAGCCTCTGCCATCTCCTCGATGGTGTAGACAAGTAGGTCAGTCAACTATTCACTCCCCATCGTCCCAAGTGCAATCTGAGCAACCCGAACAGTAGTAACAGTGGTAATCCCAGTCGTTGGTCTCTTCCCTATCTTCAACCCCGTCATAATAGCCTTCAAGATAGCTGGGGTCCATGCTCTTCCTGACGCGACCCTCTACGCCATCATCGTAACCCTCGTTGTAGAGCCTGTTCTCTTCCGTCATGTCAACCTCAACCGACATATCCAACCTTCCTCAAAGTAGCCTCGGGGCCTTCCATCAGGTAATACGAGTTGACATCGTGGGCGTGTTCGCCCTCGTCGTCGGTATAGGTGCCCATATCGATAACCCGAGCATTCGGCAGGTCCTTAGCGATGCTCTTACCAAAATCCTTGCCCGCCTTGTCTCCGTCCGTTGGGACGAAAACCGTCCGATATTGGGCGTAGATGTGCCTGAAATACGATTTCCACGTATTGGCCCCTCCATACCCGTTGACGGGTAGCCCAAGCTGGTGAAGGGTCCACGTGTCTGGTTCGCCCTCGACGATCCAGAAATCGCGGGAGAGGCGTTCTAGGGCCGGAGTGTTGTAAGGACGGGGGGTGTCCCCCGTCATGCTTCGGTATTTTGGCCCTTCATCGCCCAACCGCCTAAAACGGATTGTGAGCGTGTCTCCATTGGGAGCAAGGTAAGGAATGGAAAGCATTCCCCGGAACTCTTCATGACCCGGTAGGGGGTCGTTTACGACGCCTAGACGAAAATAGCTTACGCTGTCCCACGACAGGCCCCTCATCTTCGTCAAGTACATTCCGGCGTCGCTTTCTGGACTTAGGGACGCCTGATATCTCTTCCTCGCTTCTTCCAAGAATGTCCGCCGCTCTAGTGACGGCACTGGCATAGTCGAGTCTTTCAACCTCCATGAGAATTGCGATGGCGTCGCCTCTGACGCCGCATGCGTGGCAATTAAATCCAGTGAGACAGATGGAGGCGCTTGCCTGTCTATCGTTATGGAAACGGACAACGGGCCGCCCTCCAGCGGCCATCTGTCGGCTCTCCGCCCGACACCCAGAAATCATCGCCAGCCATTGCCTTTAGAATTGGGTAGATAGGAATGTCGGACATTTCTCCAGGTTGCCCCCTGCGCAATTCTTGCGATCGTTCTGACGTGGACTCCGTAGCGCTCGGCAAGCATGCGCTGCTTTTCTCCGCTCGCTAGTGCCACCTTGATCTCAATAACCTCTTCACGAGTGAGGCGACGATCCGGCCCGCTTGGGGTCATTCCCGGATATGTGCCATGGGCTAGCTTGTGAGTAGAGTTCTCCTTCGGGGAAGCCCATACAAGATTGCTAGCCTTAGCATTCTCACGATTGCCGTCTAGGTGTGCTCCCTGACACCCTTCCGGTCGCGGACCGTGAAATGCCTCCAAGACTAGGTGATGAACGAGGCGGTAATGGTTTTTCCCGTCATGTCTGAGCGTGACGCGAAGATAGCCCGTGTTCATCGGGCTGGGGTTCATGAGGGCGGGCTCACTGGCCCGCCCCCACTTCCCATTTCTCCAGCTTCTCACCTGGCCAAGGTTGGAAACCTCGTAATAACCGTCAAAGCCGGGGATCTCGCGCCACTCCTCCGGAGTGGCATCCACTAGGCCGCGTTCACGTCCTCCAGCACCTCGGCTGCTGCCGACTCCTCGTCATAGAGCCATTCAACGGCCTCAATCTCACTCTGCACCAGAGTGACGCGGGCTGGGCGAGCAGACGTGTAAGACTGGGTCTCAAAGAGAACATGCCCAGTCGGGAGGGCCGTGAAGGTGTTGTTCACCGGATAGTAGACCGTGCCGCTCTTGCTGATGATGCGGTTAACCACATAGTGCTTGAAAGAATTCTCGCCGAGGGCATCGCGGAGCATTGCCTCCATCATGGCAGAGATGATTGCTTCATACGTATCGCTGTCCACCTCCTCGCTATCCGATCCCTTGCGGCCGTCCTTGACGGCCTTGGAGAAGTCCATGGGCCTGGAGAAATCGATCTTCGCGAACTCGTCGTTAATCACTGATTAGCTCCTTGATTCTTTCCTTGAGTTGCCTGTTTTCCTCTTCAAGGTCCCGAAGGTAGGTCATCAACTCCTTGCCCTTAGTAAAGGACATCGCGAATATGGCTTCGCCTGTTCCTCTCCGTCGAGCTTTCCGGATGACGGCCCACCATCGGGTGGAGTTGTTGACTGACTGGCGTTGAGTCTCCTCAAACCAGCTAGCCCACTCGTCCCTTTGGACGTTCTTGCATTGCAGGGTCCAATCTGGAACCTCTGCGAGGTCTCCACGGTCATTCTTTCCGTAGAGATTGCCGTTGCGCTTAACGTAGGGGTACTCGTCCGTCAGGAAGTCGCGGCAATCAACCTCCCACGTGTATCCCTTGCGCTTAACGGTTCTACCGTTCATGTCACCCCCTTCCAGGGGGTTTAAGGGCTGTCCACTGTTGAGTTATCAAGCAACCATGATCAACCGTCCGCCGGCTAGCGTTTCCCCAGGTCAGAGCCTTGCGGAATTCTGGTTTCGACCCACATGCGACTCAGATCCATCCCGAGCCAACAGCTATATGCGCCTCTAGCCGATGCGATCCCGCCCCGGTTCTTAACGATGGCCACGTTTAAGTGAAAATCATCGCCGGGAATCCGGTTAAGGGTGAGGACTAGGACCGGCTTCTTACTGATTTTGCCCCTCAGGGCCGACAGTGGGGCAACTATATCCCCTGAGTCGAATTCCCCGGTGAGGTGATGTAGGGCGACTATACAAGCACCTGTTTTCTTGGCAAGTGCTGCTAGCCATTCCATAGCCTCAATGAGGCCGGGCGTCTCTTCCATGCCCGTGAAGATGTCGGAGACGTTATCCACGATAATCAAGCGAGGCCATTGGCCGTATGCGTAGCCGTAGGCCAACAGATGGTCGTTCAACTCGTCCAGTGTGGGGTTTGAGTCGAAAACGAACCGCACATGCTTGGCCTTGTTTAAGGCTGCGTCAAACCTCTCGGTCTGGCCCCTGGCAACGGCATCTTGCACGCCTGCGAATGGTTCTCCGGTGATAATCGACACTGCACGCGAATACTGCGTTGCTGCGTCACTGTCCATGGAGAAGTACAGGGCTTCAATCCCTGCCTCAATCGCGAGGGTTAGGGCGAGGACTGATTTACCGGTGCCAGGGCCAGCCGCAATGAGATGCACTTGGCCGAACCTGAATTCGACCGACATGGCCTTTAGCCGCTCGAAAACCGTGGGTATCGGAGTGCCCGACCGGGAATCGTATTCCCTAGCTCTCTGGAGTACCCACAAGAGCTACCCCCTACGGACGGGGGAAGTTGGATGCCTTAGTGCAATTCCTGTCGCCAGCGGCGCACGTCCAAAAGGCGTCATACGGCTTACCGGTCCGCTGGGATACCCCACCCGGCTTAAACTCTGCCGGTCGCTGGTGATACTGGCAAATTGGGGCGTTCTGCCCCGGAGGAACGGGAGGGTTGTTCTGATATGCCCCTGCCTGGCCCTGATATCCATTCTGAGGCTGGTAATAGCCCTGGGGGGCACCCTGGTATCCCTGATGCTGGTTGGGCGTCTCGTAGGCGTACTCAGGCGCTCCGGACTCCTCAACCACGGTCGGCCCAAGCGGGCCGGTAGCAGTCAGGGCACATCCACGGGAGAGCACATTGCCAACCAGGCTCAGGAAATTGTCATCCACATCCCGCAGCTCTCGGGAGTTGTCGAAAACACTCCCCTCCGTGGTCTCCAGCTCCGCAAACGCATACTCGGCACCGGGAAAACGAAACTTTGTCTTCAATACGTGTATCCTTTCTAGGTTCCCAACATGTAGACGCCTTCGGGGGGTGTTCCCCCGACGAAGGGGCAGTGTCTTGCCACATCGCAACGGTTGCAATGCTCCCCAATGTTCGCCCCATACATCTCCTCATTGATCATGGCGTCAACGATCTGGTATTGCGAGGTGATGAGTTGCTCGGGGATGTTCCCCAGATAGATGGGGGAAGACGGGCCGCCATCCTTGCACATCCAGTAGTCGCCCCACTGGGGGTCAACTCCATACTTCCTTTTGAGTGCAAAGCGATAGGTTGCCAACTGGAACCAACCGACGGGTTGTTTTGCTCCGGTTTTGATGTCCCGAACCAGCAGGGTGTTGGTGGTCGTGTCCTCTAGTACAAGGTCAATGAAGCCCTTGACGACCACTCCACCGATGTCCTCTTCAAATGGAACCTCGGTTGCTGGCAAACCGGTGTCGGGCAGAGTCCACGGCCTGAGGCGTTCTTTAACCGTGTTCTCCATGTAAGAGATGACCTGTTGCCGCCCGCGTTCGCGTCGGTCGCGTAGATCCGTCTCAGTCTTCTTGACTCCAGACTTTTGCCAGCCTGCCGGATCGGGCTCCCTCTCCCATGCCTTGGCCTCCTCGGTCTCCCACGTGAACTCATAGACATCAAGGACGCTTGCCGCTGAGGCGTCCCTCCATGACATCTCCCAAGCCTCCACCGCCGAGTGAACGGCGGTGCCCTGAATGAGCCACGCGGCCGGAGCGCGCGGGAGGTTAAGGATGCGCCCCAGGAAGTAGGAGAGGGGGCAAGTCAGGCAACTATTCAGTTGGCTTACCGATCGGTGCTGTGGTGCTGTTGACTCGATTGCGTACATCCTCCCAGTATTGAATTGTGAATGCCGGGTCGTCCTCCTCGTCGTCTTCGTCCGGTTCGGTTCGCGGGCAGTAGAGCGCACCAGGGGGCAACATGGCTAGGTAGTGGTGGAGACGCCAGAAAGCCCAGAGTGAACGGACCTCCAGCTCGTAGAACGTCCCGAACGCGCCTACGGCTCGGGTCAGGATCACGCTCGACCTATGATCAGATGCCAGCGGTCCCATGTAAGTACGTGTCATCTTGCCCCATAGCAGTGCCTCCCTCACTCGGCCGGACATCATAAAACCCCTCCTCGACACTTTCCGCATTTTGGGCTGATTCGCCCCATACAACCAGGAGTCGCGGAAAATAACCAGAGGTGCCAGGGATATCGAGTCATCCCCTTGTGTCCGGTGTGTTCCGTTCTCACATGAGAAACACTAAGGCATATCTCCCCAAATCTCGACCGTTTCGAGTGTGTGTTCGGTCACGGAGGTTCGGACGAACTGACGGTTTCGGGTATCAGTCCCGGTCGGAGTGGATGTCGAGCGAATTGAGGTTGGCTAGTGCGATGGTGGCGGCGTCGTAGATGCGCTTGAGGTACCAGTCATCCGTGTTGGCGGGGACGTAGGAAAACCCTTCCTCGCGGTCGTAGACCACGTCGAGGCCCTGGTCTAGCAGGTTCCTTGCCCAACGCAGGGCTCCCATCCTGCGGCCCTCATACTTCGTGCCACGCCCAAGGGCGGCGTGGGCGAGTGTCCGTAGCTGCTTGGCCTGCCATGTTCCGTGATGCTCCGTTGCCATCCTCCATGGAAGCCATCCCTCGGTGCTAGGTCGCTCTACCAGCCCAAGCGCCCGTCGATGTCGCATGTATGTGGAATAGGGAATACCCAGTCTGGCGGCCTGGTCTCTACGGTTCGTGATCCCTTGAGCCTCAAGGGCTTCTACCTGTGCGGCCAGAGTGTCAGGGTCGCGCATGTGGGTCTCCTTATTGGGGTAGACGGGGTGAGATCAGTCTCTCTGATCACGCGCGCAGACGTCCACTAACGCCCATCAGTTGGCATAGTGATGTGGGCTACACCGAATCGTAACAAAGCGGACATGTTAGGGGGTGAGGCGGGGTGTGTCGTGCTACTTCGCGTGCTACTTGGCACACCGGAACAGACCCGAATAGGCCGGACTCAGTCGATCTTGAAGGAGTCACCGAGAGGGTCATACGTGCAGGTCAGGGGCAGAATCCCGAGTAGACCGGAGCAGACCGGAGAGCACGTAGAGCATGACTCATTACCCGCACCAACCCCTCTTCCCAACGCTGTGACCTGGGACAATGCTGTGGCAGCACGTGCGTGCTACTTCATTTGCTACTTCGTGGGGTCTGTGTGAGACTTGGGGACATGAGTACAACCCCCACCGCGAGGACGCGGCGCGCCGCCGGTCAAGGCACGATCAAACCCCGCAAGCTTGCCAACGGCAAGATCGTCTATGATGCATGGGCGCAGATCCTCGACCCCGTCACTCGGCGATCCAAGAAGGTCAGCAAGCGCGGCCACGCAACGCGGGCCGAGGCTCAGAAGTGGATCAACAAGACGGTTGCCGACGCAGAGAACGGCCTGACTGCCCTCACCTCCCGTGGACTCACCGTCTGGTCCTGCTGGGAGGGATTCAAGGAGACCACCCCCCTCAAGGAGTCCACTGTCAAGGAGTATGAGCGGCTGTTCGTGGCCCTGTGTAGTGACCTGAGGGACGTTCCGGTCACTGCCGTGACTCAACTCCAGTTCGATGCCATGATCGCACGCAAGCGCAGGGAAGGCATCCCTACGACCCGTCTCGTACACCTCATCAGCACATGGCAGCACATCTATGACCATGCCATCGCAGCCCAAACCATCCGCTACAACCCCGCCAAGATGTCCCCCTGGAAAGACAGGCTGTTTAGGGACATGCGTAACGAGAAGCAGACTCGCGACCTGGAGCTAGAAGAGGAAGGGTATGTCGAAGTGATTTCTTCGGAGCAATACCGAATGCTACTCGAAACCGAGAAGCGTGAGCCGCTTCGGAACCTTTGGGAATTCATCGGATCAACCGGCATGCGTCGGGGGGAAGTGCTCGCCCTCGAATGGGGGGATGTCAATCTAGATGAAGGAACGATCTGGATTCGTCGCGGTATCGCCGACGTAGGCGGTGAGCTGATCCACATTCCCACCCCCAAGGGTGGGCGTGCTCGGAGAATCTATGTTGATGAGGTGACGGTGGAACTCCTTCACCGTCAGCGGAAGCTGATCGAAGAGTACAAGGCGAGGCATGGTGAAAGCTGGGAGGATCATGACCTCGTGTTCCCTCTCATGGATGCCCGGAAGTCAAGTAAGTTCCCTCCGGGGCATTGGATGCCTCCGAGCATGCTTTCCATGGCCTACTATCGCAGGGCAAAGGCTCTCGGTTTCTCGTCTACCAAGCTTCACGGCCTGAGGTTCCGGTGGGCGACTGTCGCCAGTATGGCGGGGGTCTCGGACAGGGACATCCAAGAGCACATGGGGCACCGCAACCTAGATATCACGAGGTTCACCTACATCAAGTCCACGGACGCCAGGAAGCGTGAAGCGGCCCGCAAGGCGGGCGCGGCCCTGAGGGGGCAGACGGAAATCAACCTCTGATCCACACAAGAAAGGCCCTCCTGTGGGAGGGCCTTTTTCATGCTGCTCTAAGGAACTGTAGGGGTGTTCCGCCTCTATGGATTTCCAACCAGGCCAATACTTCACTCATCCGAAAACGGTATTCTCGGCCGACTCTCATGTGTGGAATTTCATGGACGTTGTCATAGACCCATGACTTTGGCTTCTTGAGAAAGTCCGCTAGTTCCTCCAATGTGAGTAGCTTCTCAATAATCTTACCCTTCCTCCTTCCAAATAGTTGACTGACTTCTGAGGATGGCTCTCGCTTTTTCTGTGATGGTTCCATAGGATCGCCCACTAGGACGGCCGCCAGGGTTTGGGGTCAGGTAGCCGCGCTTGCGTGCTGCGGCCACCCATATGCGACTCATGGAGGGACGTACGGCCGCCATGGCGGCCATGACCGTAGAGGTGCCCTTAGTTCCGTCCTGTGCTGCCAGAGCGACGAATAGGGCCACGTGTGAATAGAAGAGTTCCGGGTTGTCCGGCCTAGAGAGGCGCTTAGGGTTATGGTTGGCTTGTAGCCATGCCCCGACCGAGCAAAGGTCGCCGGCGATCCTAAATGAGTCAGGGGCGAGGGACTGGAGGGATAGATACTTGACTGACTCTTGCGGGATGCCCCTTCCGTCTTGACGGGTATCGGGATCTAGAGTGACATGAAGTTCTATCGGGCCGACATGGTTCTCATCCCATACCGTTTCAATCACCAGACCATCCCTGATGGTCGTGGCGCGTTCTACCATACGACTCCTTCCCCAAGCGCCTCCTTGTGACGCTCGCGGTCAATTGGCTCAATAGCCATACGGTAATAGTCGCCCACCTTAATCAATACCGGATCATCGGGACCAGCAAAACAGAAATCCGCCCCGATATTCTTATCCTCCTTTTTTATCTGTCCGATCTTCCGAATGTATTCGGTGGCGAGAATAACCCGGCGAGTATTCGGGTCGGTCTCCCTTTCTTTGATTAGTTCCCGGAATGTCTCAAGGTTGATCTCATCCCATGTCCCCTCATCGCATTCTTCGGAGTCTTGGAAAATGTCGGGGAAGTTCAGATATTCATCTGGTTTCTCACCTCGGTAGCCTAGATGTTCTTCCGGTTCAAATTCAAGTTGAATGCGGTTCGTCTTATCCTTTCTCGCTTTTTCTTCTAGCCTTTCCAGGTCTTCCCTGGATATTTTGATGGTGGCTCCGTAGACGGCTCTCGGCATCTCTGCCGGACAGATCGCCCACGACAGAACGTAACCG